CGTAAGGAATATTTTTTAAGTTAGGTGTTGACCCATCACCAGTGTATCCTTGGCCTCCATTATAAAACTTAAAGTTTTTAGGATCGGTAAGTAAAGTAAGTAATCCCATTATTTAGGAAGATTGTCTGTGTATTTAGGTGGGGTTTTACCGTTTAAGTCTAATTGAGATACAGCTAAGTCTTTTTGGTATTGAGAAACACCATTATATGAAGGTGGAGTTATTCCATTTCTATCTAATTGAGATTTAGCTAATACTTCTTGGTATTTTGATTTTTGATCGTATTCTAAAGGTTTTTTACCATTTAAATCTAATTGTGAAGTAGATAATACTTGTTGATATTTAGATACTTGATCGTATTTAGTGGGTGTTTTACCATCTAAGTCTAATTGTGATACCGCTAAATCTTTTTGATATTGAGAAGTTCCTGGGTATTTAGGTGGGGTTTTACCGTCTAGGTTAGTTAAATCAGAGCCGTTTGTGTTTAGTTTAGTTAATATTCCCATGGTTTTATTTTATTATAAATATTGTAATTATGCAATTCTAAAGGCATCTCTTTTTTCTAAATTACTTCTGTCATTAACTCTATTAGCGGTAATTTGTAATAATTCTTTATCATCAACTTTAGCAGATACATAAATTGGTTGTTGTGACATTTTAGTTACATTAGCTGTTAACGCTGAAACTTGATTACTCATATTTGCTAACTGTTCCTTAAAATAAGCATCAGGAGTTGATTTTTTTCTATTATTACCGGCTATTATATTTCCTAAATTAGGGTGAGCAGCAAATTCATCATCTGGGCTTAAATTAAATAATCCTCCTTTTGCTGTTGATACTGTAGTTACTCCATCTGCTGAATACATATCACCTGCAGTAGGGATTGATTTTTTTACATCATTTTGGGCTGAACTTATAGATCTTAATAAAGCTGTTGTTGCTACTGCTGCTAATCCTATTCCAATAATACCCATTGGGCCCAAAGAAGTAAATATAGTACCTATCGCAGATGCTACACTAGCTATAGCTATAGCAGTTATAGCTGTTTGTAAAGCAAATAAACCTGCTTTAGATTCAGCTATATAAGCTACCATTTTAGCAAATCCTTCAACTAAAGGTAAAATACCTTGAGCAATATTTACAAATGCTTCTTTAAATTTTTCAATAGAGGCGTTTAGTTTTTCTTGAACAGACATCTGATTTTTTAAATCTTCTATTTCTGTTTTTCTGATTTGTTCTTCAGTCATGCCTCGAGTACGAGCAAACTCTAAAGCAGCTTGAGCAGCATTTCTTTTTTCACCATTTAACCCAGCTAATGCTTTTTCATCAGTTAAAGTTCTAGCTAATTCTTCACGAGTCATACCAACAGCTTTAGCAGCGGCTTCTTGTTGAAGACGATTTTGATGGCTGAATTCTTCTATACTACCATAATTCTTACGAATTTCTCTAGCAACGCCCGCCATGTCATTATTAATAGCATATAAACGAGCCATTTCTAAATTTAAGTCTTTACCAGTTAATAATTCGGCTTCTAATTCAGCTGAAATAGATGATTCGAAGTTAAGTAATGAGCCAGCAATGTCTTCGACTTGCTTCATATTCATTCCTAATATTTTGGCTTGAGCTGCTGCTTCACCTAATGCTTTTCCACCACCGCCTAAAGATAATTTAATTGCGTTGGATGTATTACCAACGTCTCTTAATATATCTTTTTCATTTAAAAGCATTTTATTATTTAACCCGGTCATTTTAGCCGCGGCTAATACGCTACCAACATTTTCATCTAACGTTTGGCCACTAGCATAAGCTAATTTTTGTTGTTCAACTAATTCTTCATTAGTGAGACCAGCCGCGTCCCTTAATGCTGTAAATGTTTCTAAATCTTTGGAGTTTAACACAGCATTAGAACCTAATGCTTTACCTAGGGCTAATATAGTTTCTTGGTATGCTTTAGTATTTGATGTTAATGTTCCAGAATCACGGGCCATTTGATATAACTCATCTCGAAGATTGTTAGCTTCATTATAAGTCATATTGAAACCTTTAGCTAACTGTCCTGTTTGTTTATCAACATCTAAAATAGCTTTACCTATTTGCAATATAACAAATAATGCTAGGTTAGCTGGGTTTGTAAGGACTTCAATAAGTTCTGCTCCTAATTGTCTTAAACCAGCCATCAGACCTTGAATTCCACTTTTTGTTACTTTAGTAGCTTCTAATGCTTTTTTATTAACTTCTTCAAAATCAACACCTAAGTCTTTTAAGAAAGGTACCTTAGATAATGCTTGTAACACTCCACCAAATACACCTAAACGTTTTTGTAGCATTTCGTCTAGTTTGGCTTGACGTTTCATTATTGATTCTTCAACTTCTCTTAATTTAAGTACTTTTTCTAATTCTTTTCGTTGTTCTTTAGTAAGATAAAATTGTTTAGCAGTAAGACTCATGTTGCGAAAATTGCTTTCTACTAATCGCTCATTTTTAGCAATTTTATTTTTAAGATTTTCTAATTCATCTTTACGAGCATCTCTTTCTTCTTTAGATAAAGATAATATTTCCTCTAAAGATTTATAGTATTTATTAAGAGCATTATTATATTCATTAATATTTTTTATTCTATTTTTATCTTTTTGAGCTTTTTGAGCGCCAAGACTATTTAACTGAGTTTCTAAACTTTTTTCAAATAAAGTTGCTTTATTTATTAAATCTTTGTTCTTTTTAATTTGTTTTTGAACCTCATTAATATTTTCTGATTTGGTCTTTTGATCACGTATAGATTGGTTTATTTTTTTATTAATATCTAATAAACCAGAATCAAAAGTATTCCTTTTAGATTGGATACCTAAAACATCTTTTAAATTTTCTACTAATGAGGACGATAAATCATAACTTTCAGACTGAAGTTCTAATCTTTTTTTTAAGATTTCATTTTCTCTGGTTAAAAGATCATTTAATTCTTTTTGTTTTTTTACTTCGTCAGGAGTAGCCATTTAGAATATTTTATTATAAATATTTAAAGGCATCATTTTTTTGATGCCTTTGTAACATAAGTAGGTGGAGTAATACTTTTAGTTGCTTGTTTAGCTTGAGATTTATTAACTTCACCTGAAGAATTCATTAGGGTTGTTTTGTCTTTATTTTGGGCTTTTTCTATTTGTTCTCTTTCTTCTTCATAGTGTTTTTGAATTTGACTAAAAGTAAATTTTCTTAACCATATAGGCATATTATAAACAGTATGCCAGTCAAATCCTCCATTACCATAAAATACTATATCATGAATTTGTTTAAACAAACTCATACGAACTATAGAAGCATTATTGAGCGTCAGGCCAAAAAAAGCTAATCCCTACTGGGATAGCGACCTCCTGTCCGCTGTCTGTTGTAAAAGTTAAATCAACATCAGGTTGGGTAGTTTTGATATGTTCTCTTAAAGATCTAGAATCTTTAGCTAATAAAAAATTATCTACAAAGTTTCTAATTGTTTTAGTGTCTCTATCATTTTCAACTGAAGTGATAATGTATTTTAAACGAGTAGATAATTCTGGGGAAGCATCTTTATTAATTTTTCTTAATCCCTCAATTTCTTTTTCAATGGTTTTTTCATCATGACCATTTAAAATTTTATAGGTAACTGTAGTTTTAGAATGAGGTAAAGTGAAAGAAAACTCATTTATACCCTTAGTAATTGATGATTCATCAAATGGTCTATTATCAACTTCTGTTAAATCTATTGTTATGTCTTTTCCTTCATAAGTAAATGAATAATCTTTACCATAACCTAAAATACGAGCAGCTACAAATAAAGCGTTTTTATCACCAATAATAAAATCTTTAACATTTATAGTTTTATCAACGATAAGAGATTCTAATAATTTATCTAACACAATACCTTTTGTAATGTAAGATTGATTTGTTAAGATATCTTCTTCTTTAGCAGTCATGTATTTCATTTCTACTTTTCCAGATGCTAAAGGTGAATTTTCAGGGTAAAGTAAACCTTTTGAAGGTAATTCTACAACCTCGGTTGGGAATTTAAATTTATTTTCTTCCATAATTTTTATTTGTTATAACTTTATTGTCCTATATAAATATATGAGAAAAAAAGAAGCTCGCAAAAAATGCGAGCTTTCTTTAATTTTATTTTCTTTTTATTAGAAGTTCAAGATACAGTAGTCAGGTTGAACAGTCATTGTGATGTTTTGAGCTGCTGATTCATTATCCCAACTATAATCACCAAAGCTAACGTTAGTAATTAAGGCACCTTTGATAATCCATTCTGAAACGATATCACCTACAGGGCCTAAAACATCTAATGTTAAATCTTTCTTATAGAAGTCAGAATAACCATCTCTACCTGTTACAGATTCGTGGTGTAAACGTACCCATTCCATTACTGCCTGAGCACCTGATGGTGTGATTGGATCAAATAATGTCATTTGGATTTCACCCCATTTAGACTTACCTTTAACGAAACGTTGAACGTTTATATGATTAAGAGGAATTGAATCTTGAGTTAATGTTACTGCGTTCACTCCCTTGATAATATACGCTGGTATACCATCAATATACATGATAAACCTGTTCTGCTGTTTAGGTTCGAAGGCTGTGAAAAATATTTCGTTTGGATCTAATACTGCCATTTTATTTAGTTATTTTTATTTGTTTATAAATATTCTATTTTTAAAAAATTATGCTGGGAAAGTTACTCCAGTTGGTAAGATGTTGAAGTTTAAGTAAATGAATTCAGCAGTCTTAGTTGGTTGTAAGTAAATTTGGCCTACTAATTGGTTTCTGTCGATTACGTCAGGAGTATTGTTGCTATCATCCATAATCACTTTAAACGCATACAAACCTTGTCTTTGTTGAACTGATGTTAAGTATGGGTTAACTTGAGCTAAAAACGCATTTCTAGTTGCAATAGTGTTTTGTTCAAATACTAAGTTATTAGCGATTTGAGAAATGTATGATTTAAGAGCAATTAACAATCTTCTTACGTTTACTCTATCAAGAGCAGAAGCTTTAGTTTGTAATGTCTT